CAAGGTGGTCGGGAAATTATAAGGAACAGATTTATAACAAGATAAAAAATATTGATTATGGAAATTACAATGAAAGAAAAGGACGCCATCAGTGAAAGCCTCCGGGCTTACGTGGCGAAATACCCGAGCCAGACGAAGGCTGCTGGCAGCCTGAAGGGGGTTAGTGTAGGTACTGTTAGCAATATCCTGAATGGCCGTTATGAGAATATCAGCGACGAGATGTTCCGTAATGTCGCCTCGCAGGTCGGTGGTGTAAGCGCTACCGGCTGGCAGATCGTGGAGACCGGTGCTTACCAGGAGATCACGGCTGTACTCTCCGATGCGCAGCGCTGGCGCAATGTTACCTGGGTGACCGGCGAGGCCGGTTGTGGCAAGAGTACCACCGCCCGTGTTTACCTCCAGGAGCATAAGGAGGTTTTCTATATCCTCTGCTCTGAGGACATGAAGAAAGGTGACTTTGTCCGCGAGATCGCCCGTACGGTCGGAATCCGGACCGAAGGGTATAATATCCGTGAGGTGTGGGGGCTTATATTGGATGACATCATCCAGATGGACGCGCCCCTGCTGGTGTTCGACGAGGCGGACAAGCTGACCGAACCGGTGTTCCACTATTTCATCAGCCTGTACAACAAGCTGGAGGAGAAATGCGGTGTCGTGTTCTTGAGTACCGATTATATTGCCAAGCGCATCAGCAACGGCTTGCGGTACCAGAAGCCCGGCTACAAGGAGTTCTACAGCCGTATCGGACGGAAATTTTATGAGTTGGAGCCTACGGACGTGAACGACGTGTTTGCGATCTGTTCCGCCAACGGTGTGACTGACAGGAAAGACATCGATAAGGTGATAAAGGAGGCTTCGACATGTGACTTTGATTTGCGGCGTGTGAGGAAGTCCATTCACAAGGTGAAACGCATGACGGGGGAATGA